ATGTATCCCGCCAAGTACGTGGTGTATCCTTCAGAGAGTAATTACTCTTATACCCCTGTTGGTGGTGATTCCTCTGATACTTCCTCAGGAAGTTCTTCATCTGAAAATATTTTTTCGAAAGTTGTGGTTGCTCTTATAATTATTTTATTTACTGTAGGTATAATTTATTTAGCTTATACTCTTTTTTTAAAAGATTTAATTCTTTTATTGAAGGCCAAGAAGCAGAGAACCACAACTGAGATAGGGTTTGGAAATACCCCTGCACGACCTAATAGTCAGAGGCAACAAGATGTCGGGCCGGTATAAGGGACAGGTATACAGAAGGAAGAAGGGGCAGTATGCAAAGGCGTATTCCGCACTTGGAGTTAATTCAAAACGGGAGTTGGAGCAGTTAGTTAATCAACCTGGGCGTCCTCTTCAATTAAGGCGCCCAGCCCTGCAGGTTGCTGAATACCTGTGGACGTCCAATAAGGCGGGTGTTACGTTTTCTCCTGGTGGTTCAACATTTTTGTTCACTAATTTCCCTCAGGGTGCTAATGAAAACTGCAGGCACACTAACCGCACCATCACTTACAAGATGGCCATAAAGGCATGGGTTGCCTTGGATGGCTCTATGGTTAACAGGGTGTGCAAATTTCCAGTATATTTCTGGTTAGTGTATGACAAGAACCCTGGTGATAGTAATCCTGGGCCCTCAGCCATATTTGATACTCTCTATCAAGATCAGCCTGGTACATGGACTGTTACCCGCAATGTTTGTCACAGGTTCGTTGTTAAAAAACAATGGTCTGTGATGCTGGAAGCTAATGGAGTGGATCCTAGTGTGAAACAAGGATCTACTTACTATGGTCCTGGACCTTGCTATGGTTGGAGGCAGATGAACAAGTTTTTTAAGAGGCTCGGAGTTAGTACTGAGTGGAAGAATTCTTCCACAGGGGATGTTGCTGATATTAAAGAAGGAGCACTTTATCTTGTATGTGCTCCTGCAGGTGGTGCAACCGTTAGGGTTGGGGGTAGATTTCGCATGTATTTCAAATCAGTTGGAAATCAATAAAAAAATTATTTAATATTTTGATGTCATATTATTGAGTAATAGTAGATAGGAAATTACAAATGTTTATTACACAATTATAAAACAACCCCAAATAAAAACTAAATTACACACAAATCAAATTACATTATATATTCTCTGAAGGAGGAGAGGCACGTTGAGTGACTTGACGACGCGCAGCAATAAATGTTTCTCCCTCAGTCATGTAATGAATTAAACAATTGGATTCAAAGTATTCATTCTGAGAGGAAGACATGTCTTTGATCCAATCGTCATCGTTATTTACTAATATAATAGTTGGGATACCTCCCTTAACCCTTTTTTTTTTACCATATTTTGGGTTCACAGTAAAATCTTTCTGTGAACCTACTAATTGCTTCCAATTTGGACAAAATTTAAATGGTATATCATCAATTATGTTGAAGGTGGCGTTGGGGTCATAGGTTGTGAAGTCGATTCCTCCGTTGAAGTAATTGTGTCTTCCGAGGCTTCTTGCCCAGGATGTCTTTCCGGTACGAGTTGGTCCGCAGATGTAGAGGGATCTTCTTCTGTGTTGGAGTTGTTCGGGTTCCTGGTGTATTCATCCATCCAAATTAGATCTTCTGTTGCAGTTTGTATAGATAAATTTGGATGAAGTAAATGGTAAGATTCTACACTTACCACGTAAAGGTCTCTGTTAAGCCACTCAGTAATTTCTTCATCACATTGAAGAAATTCATTTGGAAATGGACTAGAGTAAGGAGGTTCAATATCTGGAAATAGTTTATTTGCACTATATTCTAGCCATTGGAGTTTTGTGGCCCATTCATGTGGAAATTCAGTTTTAATCATTTCCAAATAATCTTCTTTAGTTGTTGCAGTCTGAATAATAGTTCTCCATCTGTCATCAGATTTTGTTGGGGAGACCTTGTGTTTTCTAAAGTCTCCTCTTGTGATGACACTTCCATCCTTGGAGATGTAGTCAAGAACTTGTTCAGAATTTTTAGCTGGTTGGATATTTGGATGGTTTCCTTGAAAATCAAAAAAAGAAGGGTCACGTATATTGCTTCTTTTGTCAAGTTGAAGCAGGCAGTGAAGATGGGGAGTACCATCTTGGTGAAGCTCAGTAGCAACAGCGATAAAGAAAATAGCAAAACGTGAAAGTTTTTCCCAGAGAAAGTCTCTAAGACTTTCGGCATCTGAGCTGCAGCGAGGATAAGTAAGGAAGACATATTTTGTTTGAAGTCTGAATGAAGATGAGGGTTTTTTTGTTTGAGGCATATTTTGGCTCAGAACAGTGTTTTGAAACTCTATCCTTACTAGCGAGTGAGCCAAATGAGCCACTCTGTTTTGTATTAAATAATAGGCAAGGACCAATTCCTTGTTGCCACGTGGGGCGCACTCGCGGAATTTAATGTTACCCGCGAGTGCCTGGCCCCACGCGAGCACGATAGTGCGAGCAAAAAGTTGAAGATAAGATGCTTTTGCTCATGAGCCACTCTTAGTGCTATATAAAGGTGATGTGATCTCTCCACTTTGAAA